GAACGCACAATAGCTCGGTTCTGTAAATGTTTGTCATAATAAAGTCTTTGAGCATAACAATATTTATCCCAATCAGAAATATTGTCGCCCATTGCTTTTACTTGTTCTTTAATCCATAGTGGCAGACCGGCCATGAACTCTTTATATTCATCATAACCTCTATCTGCATCTTCTTCGTAATCGTAATCTTTTGGCATATTTACCTCGTTTTTTAGTTAAAGTAATTAATTTATACCATAAAATTATTACATTGCAAATTATTTTTCGGTATATTATCCAAAACTTTAGGAGAAAACATGGATAAAAAAGACTCATTTGTTGTATATCGGTCATTCTTTGATGCTATGCAGCCATTACCAGAAGCAGATCAATTACAACTATACAAAGCAATATTTGAATACGGATTAAATCATAAAGAGATAGAACTAGATGATTTACCTAAAGCTATGTTTGCTTTAATAAAACCACAGTTAGAAGCGAACTATAAGCGTTGGTTAAACGGAATTAAGGGTGGGAGAAAAACCAAACCAGAACCTAAACCTAACCTAGATTTAACCAAAACGAAAGCTAATGTAAATGTAAATGATAATGTTAATGATAATGTAAAGAAAAATATAAAAAAGAAAGACATTGAGGTTTATAGACCAAACGAAACATCATTAAAGGCAATAGAACAGGTATATCCAGACTGTGATATAGATGCTCTAGTTACTGATTTTAAAGACCAGGCTAAAAATAGGAAACAACCATTTAAAGATTTAGATGCTGGATTTAGAAACTATTTAAAGCGTGGTTGGATTAGTCCATATACAGAGAAAAAAGAATTATCACATTCTAAAATGGCTAGTGAAATGATGAAAAACCCTTTATTAACTTTTGGAGATGATGATGAACTATAAAGCAAAAGCACAATATATTCTTGGATATATGGAATTAAGATTCCAACGCAGATGGGGAGATGATCAGAGAGATAAAGAAGCAGAAAGAAACATCTGGGCAATGGAACTTCAAAAATTTGATGAAGCACAATTATCAGACCAAAACATTATGAAAGCGTTTGATAATTACAAGAACTCTATTGATTATGATCAGAAAAGACCAACGATAGATCAGTTTATGTCTTACCTAAAATCTGCTAGTCATGTAGAACCAAAGAGAGTTGAATACAAACAGATTGATTATGCTGGATTATGGGATAAAGCAGAAGCACAGGGTAGAGATGCTTGTATTTCTTATATGAAAAACATTTTTAACAGAAGGTTAGTATCTCCAGCAACTAAGTATCACATTAGAAAATACTGGGAAAAAGAAGGCATGACTTATGGTCAATTTTTAGATAAGGGGTTGTTATGAAACTGAAATATCACGATATTAAATTTGAAATTAAGAAACTTGGATTAACACAAGAACAAGTAGCAGATATGCTAGGAATTACAACTAATACGCTAAATTATCGCATTAAGCAGGATAAACCAACCATTCATTGGGCGATATATGGCATAGCTAATTACTATGGCAAAGAAGATAATCTGGTGATAAAAGAATGAATGTTTTAAGTTTATTTGATGGTATATCTTGTGGACAGATTGCTTTAGAAAGGGTCGGAATAAAAGTTGATCAATACTTTGCTAGTGAAATAGATAAAAATGCGATTAAAGTAACGCAAAAGAATTATCCAAATACTAAGCAATTAGGATCAGTTGTTGATATTTCTGCAGATGATTTACCAAATATAGATTTATTGATTGGTGGGAGTCCGTGTCAAGGATTTTCATTTTCTGGTCAGCAGCTTAACTTTAATGATGAGCGTTCTAAATTGTTTTTTGAATATGTCAGGCTGCTTAAAGAAACTAAACCAAAATACTATCTTTTGGAAAATGTAGTTATGAAAAGAGAATATCAAGATATTATTAGCGATTATCTTGGTGTTAAACCAATAAAAATAAATTCAGCATTAGTATCTGCTCAATCCAGAAATAGACTTTATTGGACAAATATTCCACATGTAAAACAACCAAAAGATAAAGGCATATTGCTAAAAGATATTGCAGAAAAATTTATTGAATCTAGAACTTCAAATGATGATTACATTAGAGGCAAAATTAAACAATTACTTGGTGATTCTAAATATATCAATAACTTTAAATTTAAATGGGATAAAGAAAGAAGGATATTAGTAACTAGACCAGACGGATTGAAGATTCAAAGGATTGGTAGGATTGCATTTGAAGATAATAAAGCAGAAATTATTACTGTATCAACACAACCAACAGTTGCATATCGAAAAGTAACTACATTAGAAGCTGCAAGATTACAAACTGTTCCAGATTATTATTTTGATGGCCTGGAATTAAGTGATAGTGCTATTTACAAACAATTAGGCAATGGCTGGACTGTAGATGTTATTGCACATATTTTTAGAAATATAAATGAGAAAATATAGAGAACAATTTAACTTGCCATTTCCACCAAGTGTTAATGCTTGTTATAGGGCCATTCCTAGGGGAAAGATATGCACTAATATCATTTCTAAGGAAGGCAGAGATTACAAAGATAGGATTAATATGATTCTTGGCAGTTTAAAGCCTAGAGAATGTAAATTTATCGTAACTATTAAACTCTTTATGCCAGATAAGCGTAAAAGAGATATTGACAACTACTTGAAGATTCTATTAGACTCGCTAACTGGTAAAGTCTGGGTTGATGATTGCCAGATAGATTGCATTGTTATTTCCAGAGAGGAAGTGATAAAAGGTGGGCGAGTTACATTAGATGTCAGGGAAATATAGCCATATACAAGGGGTAATTAACGCTAAGGTTGTTAGATTGTATTTTGAGAATAAAGATAAATTATTAGAATATACTGATACACTAACGGAACAACAAAAGCAAAGAGCTAGAAATCACCTCAATATTGTGGTTAAAATAAACAAAACTAAACAGTATTAAAAATGAAAATAAAAAAGAAGGCAATGTTGGAAGCATTAGAAAGCAGTCTTGGTATTGTGAGTAAAGCTTGTAAAGATGTTGGTATCTGTAGAAAGACACATTACGACTGGCTAAAAGATGACGAGGAATATGCTAAAGAAGTTGCTTTAATTGATGATATGGCTATTGATTTTGCTGAGTCATCATTACACGAACAGATTGCAGATAAAGTGCCAACATCAACAATATTCTATTTAAAGACTAAAGGCAAAAAGCGTGGTTATGTTGAGAAGCAAGAAGTAGAGAGCAATATTGTTACTGGCATTAAGCTTATAGATGATTAAAGAAGTTGGTGTTCTCCCACATCAAAAAGAGTTTATAAAATCTAATTCTCCCTCTACTGGTCTTGTTGCTGGTTTCGGTGCTGGTAAATCCTATGCTGGTGTTCTTAAAACAATCATTAAAAAGATGCAATATCCGTCTGTTAAGGTTGCATATTATTTGCCGACTTATGGTCATATCCGAGATATAGCATTTGATAAGTTTCCGCAGTTATGTGATGAGCTAGGATTGTTTTATCGATTAAACAAATCAGACAAAGAGCTAACTATACAAGAATATGGTACGATTATTTTTAGGAATATGTCAGAGCCAGAAATGATAATTGGTTTTGAAGTTGGTTATTCATTAATTGATGAGTGCGACATATTGCCAAAAAGCAAGATGGATAAAGCCTTTAAGCAAATATTAGCTAGAAACAGAAGTCCATTACCAGATGGAAAGCCTAATCAAGTAGATACTGTTGGAACTCCAGAAGGTTTTAAATGGTTCTATTCCAGATTTGTTGAACACGCTAATCCAAGTTATAAGTTAATTAAAGCTAAGACTATGGATAACCCATATCTTCCAGAAGGCTATATTGAAACGCTAAAAGAAGATTATGATGAGAAGCTATTAGAACAATATCTTATGGGAGAGTTTGTTAATGTTAATGGTTCTCAAGTCTATCACCAGTTTGACAGAGAGCTACACATCATTGCTGATATGCCAATCAATAAAAACTATCCATTGATGATTAGCTGGGATTTCAACATTAATCCATATAACGCAGTATTTTTAATTCAAGAAATAGGAGGGGTTGTTTATGTTATTGATAACGCTATTAAGAAAAACTCGCCAGTTGTTGATTCGATTGAATATCTCAAAGACAAATTTGGGTATCTGGGCGACTATCTATACGAAGCTACAATATATGGAGATGCGTCTGGTAAATCGAGGTCGCAAGGGACAGCACAAACGAACTACGACATAATTAGAAACGCTGGTTGGTCTAAGTTTAAAATTAAAACTGCAAACCCAAGAGTGCAAGATAGAATAAATGTTTTTAATTCTATGTTGAAAAATGGTAATGGTTCTGTTAGTATTGCGATATGTTCCCGCAATGTAGAATTAATAAACGACTTGGAACAGATGTCATATAATGATAAGGGCGAAGTAGATAAGTCAAACCAAGACTTGAGCCACGCTTCTGATAGTGTGGGTTATTACTTAGAACACGAACATAGACTAATTAAGCAAAAAGAACTACGAGCTAACTACGCATTATGATTATTAATCACTACACTAAGAACGATATTCGTTCAATCGATCCTACAACTAAGAATAGATTAGAGAAGTTTAAGCTTCGCTATGATATGTATAACGATAACTATAGAGAGCAAGTAATTCACAAACTTGGTCAGTTATACAGAGCATTTGCTCAACTCAAATTAGATGTCCAGATTAACGATAACTACAATATCTACAAGCAGGTTGTTAATGCTATCTCTAATGTTTATTCATTTGGTGTTGATAGAGAATTTGATAATGAAGCTGTGGCTGAACTATACCAAGATTTAAGAATCGACAAGACTATGGCTCAAGCGAATCGTTATATGAACGCATTTAATGATTTGTTAATCCAAGTTAGTTGGGACGATAAGAAAGAGATGCCTAAGATAATGCTTAGACTCCCACATAATACAGAGGTTGAATATTCGCAGGGGGAAGTCAAATCTGTCCAATACTTTGTTGAAATGGTTGATAAGAAAAGAGAGCGTTGGGCTTATTGGTCTGATGAAGAACATTACTATATTGACAAAGAGGGCGGAGAAGATAAGATTGTTCCAGTAGAAGATAACGAAGAAATGGTTAATCCATTTGGAACGCTACCATTCGTATTCTTGCATAACGGCTGGAGAGATGAAACATTTTGGGATATGTTTACTGGTGATGATTTAACTGGTGGCACAATCGATATGGCTGTCCATTTAACATTCTTAAATCACATCATTAAGACTCAATCATTCAAACAATTAGTTGGTAAAGGCGACAATGTGGGAGAACTACTTGGTCAAGTCCTTGATCCATTATCTATTCTTACATTAACTGGTCAGAATACTGAGATTGATGTTCTAGACCTGCAATCAAACTATGATCAGCTGCATAAAGTTGCACAAGACCTGGCTAATAATATTGCTGTTAATTATGGCATTAGTCCAAGCCAGTTTAGAATGACTGGTTCTGTATCTTCTGGCTTTGCTTTGCAGATGGAGAATCTTAAACTAGATAGATTCACAGTAGAGCAACAATCAGATTTTAAGATTTACGAGCAAGAGCTATTTGACTTAATCAAAATAGTATCTGAAGTCTATGGTAAATCAATTGGTGATGGTGATATGTTTGTTGATTTTGTTGAACCTAACTATCCAGCATCAGAGCAAGAGCAATTATCTATTGATCAAACTAAGATTGATATGGGATTAACTAAGACTGCTGATATTCTTATTAGAGAAAATCCAGATTTAACTGAGGAAGATGCTAGAGTTAAAGTAGATGAGAATATAAACGCTAGAAACGATTTACTAAACAAA